CCGCCATCAGCAGACGTGGGAGCCTGGTTCTCGGCTGCAAACATCGCCTGGGCGATCTTCACAAACTCGTCCACCATTTGCGGGTCATCTTCGCGGTGTGCCGAGAAGAAGCGTTTGGTGAACGTAGGAGACATGAAAGCTGACGGACCCATTACCTGCACGATGCCCAACAAATCGCGTCGTTCACTGGCTTGGTCGTGTGGTTCAAGGTCCGACAGGCTTATCTTTGTCTGGAAGTCGCCAGTGATCTGAATAGCAGAGAGGCGCTTGTCGAAAGCGATACCGCGAGGCCCCGTAATCGTCACCTGCATGTAGTCGTCCATGTTCGCCTGCATCATGTCGAGCATGATTTTGGCATGGTGCTCCAGGCATCGGGCCACCGTAGAACGCTTGTCGTTGTCGCGGGAGGTTCCGGATCTCTCGATGATAGCCGCCTGGGTCGCCGTACCACTGTCGGCAATTCCGCGCGCTTCTGGGCTATTTCCAAGGATCTCGGACATATCGTCGATGAATCGCGCCATCATGGAATAGACGCTTGAGTCGAGAGGCGCGTCCTCAAGGGCTCCGATGTCGCTGCGCTGACCCTTCTTGAACTCGATTACGGTACCGTCTTCTGGATCTGCCAGCTTCGCCTTCTCTGTCTCGTCCAGCATCCCGAACTTCGCCACGTATTTACGTTTGAAGCGCCGGAAGTGGGTTAACAGACCGGACCACATCTCGTTGTAGCCAAGCGCCAAGGGACGGGCAGCTTCAACTTCCGTGATGGGCCAGTACTCTCCCGGCACTTCATGGATCTTGCAGTCTGAATACGGCGAGGTTTCGATGTAGTCTGGGTATGGCATCTTGCCAACCAGTTTGTCGAAACCATCCACCAGATAGCGTATCTGACGCTTCTTCGTGTCCCATATTTGCGTACCATAGAGGCGCGCCAGGTTGCGATCATTCGGCGTCAGGTCGAGAGGATCTGATGGGTTGAAGGATGCGTTTGATCCTTCGAGGCGCGCGCGTGTGTTCCTCGACAGGCCGTCTTCCTGGATGAATCGAGCGGAATCAACAATCTCGTCCTTGTGCTCGAAGAACTCCACATCCATGAACTCTTCGAGGGTCCAGGACATCCGTTCTCCTATGCGTCGATGCTCCTGGAGGTCATTGGCCCCTTCCGGGTCGATTCGCATGTCCAGGAAGTGCACCCAGTCGGTGCGGAAGTAGTCTGCCGGATTACGGTTATCAACCACATATTTGCCGTTGGCGGCGCGTACCGGAGCACCCTTCGAGTCGAGCTTTGGTTGACCGCCAATAAAGTCGATCATGTCGTCCCCAGTAGTGGGGTCGGTCATTACGACGATTTCTCCATACTGCTCTTCCTTGTACTTCTCCGGGTCCATCAACGGGGCGTCTGGGGTATAGGTGGCTTTCAAGAATCCAACCCCAAGATGTGCCATCGTCAGCATCAACCGCGCATGTAGCAGCAGGTTGTTCTTGGGGCTATGAAGCACGTAATTCAGGGCATGTTCTGCGGCAAGACGCTGTTCGTCTCCTGGAAGTCCGTTGGAACGCCTGGCAAGCAATGAGAACCAGGGGTTTCGCCACATCATGTTGGCATTCTGAGACGCTATAACCGCCAGGATGCGGTTCACTACGATGCGCTTCTCAGTAGGGTCTCCATATTCCCAGTCGTCTATCTCCCAATCCCAGGAAAACCCTGGGTTCTGCTTGCCTACATAGAAGTCAACGTTGCGCTGGAACGTCTTGTAGTAGTTCTCACTCTGAGATTCAGCCATGCGGATGAACGTCTCATCTTGAACTACATCGTTCTGCTTCCTGCGCTTCGACTTCTTCTCTTTAAGTTTCAGGTTCAATATGCCGGTCCTTGAACGCCCCGACCTGGACATTTCCCCCCGCTGACGACTTCTTGCTGCCATGTTTCACCCGCCTCCAGAACTCTGTCTCGTACTCTTTGATCGCCTTGCGGAAATTCATTGCCGAACGGACGGCCATTGTGTCCATTTCGGTCTTCCATCGTTCATAGAACGGCATACAGTCGAAGCACAGGTCCAGCATTGTTGCCGTGTCCGTATGTAGCCGTACCCTTGCGAAGTGTGGTTCCGTCAGCTCCGTCACCACTCCCTTGTGGTGGCACCCGTCGCAGTAACGGCGATACATCAGGCTTCCTTCTGCGTGATCTTCGCTCTGACCCTGGTACCGCACCGCACACACATCATAAATTCTGGCACCAAGTCAGTTGCCAGCCTCTTTGACGTGCTGCACCTTCCACATCGGTACATCGTCACAAACGGATACGACTCCTTCTTCTTCTCCTGCTGTCTGTTCTTCGCGTCTTCGAGCCACTTGATTTTTCCCATTAACGCAGGTACTGCCTTTCTCTGCGTGACTTCTTCTCGATCTGATCTGCCCACCAACCCCAGGTTCCAGGCATACATTCGACCGCTTCTGGTGCCTCAAATCCGCGCGACAGCAGGATATATTTCAGCGCATCAAACTCGTCGATGTTCTTTTGAACAACGCCCTCTGGGTTGTCCTGGTTTGCAATGGCATAAGCCGTTGAATGTTGCTTCTTACGAAGATTCCGAAAGCATCGGAGCGTTTTCGCGCAATGCGAAAAAATCTTGAATTTCGGGTCGAGTTTTCTGTCCCACAGGTACCCCTGTAGCAAAGCAACGAAGGCCATATCGACGCCGGGCTCATTACGTCCCCTGTCCATATAGATACCTTCGTTTTCAAACATCTCCCCCACTGATAGAAGTCGCTCCTCGCCAACTGAAGACTGGTTTCTGCGCCAGATGCTGGGATCTCCAACGATCCCACGAACTCGATGCCAGTAGGGCTTTGCCTTGATGAGTCGTGCTTGTTCTGGCACGGACAACCCAGGCTCTGAAATCTCGTCAATCTGGTACATCTCATCGTCCGCAGCGAATGCAATCGGAATGAACGACGCATTACACGCCGTTCCGTAGTCGTACCCCGCATAGACTGCCCACTCTTCGGGTACGTTGAACGGATCACAGGCAATTTCAGATTCGAGTTCCATCCAATCCGGGAACACTTTATCGCCGGACAAGACCTCGAAGTCGATCTCCATTTCCTGTCGCCATTTGGCCCCCGCTGCCCCCCCTGGATACCCAGAGAGCTGCGATTGATACCAGCGAAACCCCGCTTCGTTCTCTGGGTCTTTCACTGGGTCCGCCGAGTAGTGCAGGTCCATCACGCGCACACGGTCTGCTGTCGTGTACTTATGGATGCCTCTAGGCAGCGGTTGGCCGTCGTACTTTCCCATTCCCTACTTCTTTTTGCCCACCGTCGCAGCCGGTGCAGCGGTTTCCGGGAAGTCCACATCGGCAGCCGATTCAATCGCCATCAGGAACTGCTCGATTGCGGTAACGTTCTGGCGTGCGCGCGTTCCATCAAAAGATGTCATGCCGCCACCAAGCCCGGCGCTGTTTGACTTCAGCATCTCGTAGGCCACCATCTGCCACATCTGTGCAACTGCGAACGCATCAGAGTTCAGTGGCTTGCCGTCTACAGAGATCATCTCTGGCGCTGCTTGCGTTGTGGTAAACAGCAAGGGGTGCACGGCAGGAAGGTCTGGGATTGGTCGGTCGATCAATCCGTCCAGGCGAGCCCGTGCGTTTTCGATGTACTGGCGCTGACGATTCATCGCGTGCTCATCGAGGCCCATCGTAGTTCCAGCCGATTGCTCGCGGGCTGTCGTCACGCACACTTCATATGAAAACTCAGCTACAGAACCGAGTTCCGTATTCTTGTACTCGAACGTTCCAAACAGATCTTCAAACGCCATGACCGATCCTTTCTGTTCCACTCATCGTCTTGCCGCAGAGTGCGGCGCTTCTATCACCACTGTCGTTTCGCGCGCAGGCCGATCCCGTATATTTTCATCCTGATCCTTACGGGAACAAGCATCGGGGTTCCATAGCTAACTTTCCATGTGGCACACAGCTTCAGTTCATCTATGCCGATTACGTTGTTTGGGATTGGAGCGTTGACTTGGAGAGTCCCGTGTGTTGATCCAATCCAGGCATGCAAGTTCAAGATGTCGTCGGCAGAGAGGGACGTGGCAGCCGTAGTAGAGAAACCGAACTTGGGCCAAAGGGCAGCGGTGTTCAAGACTACGGCGGCGCCGGTGCCGCCCGATGACACCCATCCCGAAAGGTTTTGATAAGTTTGGTATGCCACTCCAGCACCGGCAGTGGGTGGAGCAGGTTCCAGGAACGTTGCATCTGTTTCCACCGGGCCATTAGGCCCTCTTGTCTGCGGACCCACCCAAACGGGGTAGCCGGTCAGGTGAAAGGCGCTTCCGGTGAAGGCTGTTGTAGCCGTGCCCGCAACTGGCTGACTCACCGCATGGAGGCCGAAGTAATCATACTTTGAAACATCAATAGTGGAGAGTCCTGCTGGGCTATAGGTCATTGTGGTCGAAGCTGTGGTGGCAATCGTACTGCCCGGATTCTCTTTGTTTAATATCATAAAGTGGTGGTGAGC